TCAGTCTGCTTTGGGCTTGTCTGGCTCCTACTTTCTTTATTGTACCTATCAAAGAACTGACAACTTTATCCAGTTGTCTTTTGACCTTAGGAAAGTGTGTTTTGGCAAACTTCCGATTGGTCCTCGTGAAGTTCTCCGCATACTCTTTTCTCTCTTTGTCGGTCATTCATCAACCTATTTTTTAATGCCAATCTCTTGGCATCCATTTTAGCTTTTAATAACGCACAGCACCTCTCCTTCTTTGTTACCGGGTAGGTTGTGCGGACAATCTCATCAATCGTCATTCATTTCCTCATTTTCCTCCTCTACCTCATCTTCTACCTCGTTAACATCGCTGAGGTCCATGTTTGGAGTCTCGTACTCACTAAGAGGCATTCCATCTTGGGGAGTTATCCAAGGCTCATCAAACAGAGGATTGTCTATTCTTTCAAGGCCTAAGTGCATTCTTTGCTCGTTCGGGCTAAGGGCTTTGAGGTCCTTAATCCAGCTTGACTTTTCGACTACATCCTCTTGGAGTTCGGTAAATACAGTATGGTCAAAGTCGATATAGATATTCTGGCCTTTATATCCCCAGTCGGTTTGCAGCTTTCTGTTGAAGTGGTTTCTAAAGGAAACTAATTGAGGCATGGCACAGCGAGTGGTAAGGGCTTTCTCAGCCTCTCTTACGTTGTTATATGTCGAACTTTCGCTATCTCCTACCAACTGAGAAGGCACTCCATAAACGGATGCAAACCGCTTTAAATCCCATTTTTCAGAGTCTATAATGGATAACTCTACTGGGTTAAGCCCAACAGACTGCCAGCCCATCTTGTAACCAGAGACACCAATGCGGCCCCAGTTCTCTGATCCGACCCATTCTCCTTTTCCTACGAGTTTACTCTTAATAGCCTCTACTTGCTTTCTTGTATCAGCTACATCTACTCCTCCACCGATAACTCTGGGGTCATCGACATAAAGGACACCCTTTACCCCTTGGTTCTCCAACATAGCGGCACTGGCCTTAATAGCCGAGTTACTTCTACTTAATCTTCTAAGGGCAGCTTTAAGTGGGCTCATTCCGTACAGATGGGCTCCATTGACATCCCAGTCATAGTTCTGGTATTTGTCATGTAAGACCTGCTGTTTAGGGAATAAGGCATTTGACAGGACCGGAATCATATACCCATCTTCGACAATAGGGAACAGATTGGTCGAGGCTATGATAGATACCTCTTGATAAGGTAGGTTGTGCAGTTGGTATGGTTTACCCTGATTGGCTCCCATGTCAAGCATCTGAGCCCATACACAGCGACCTCCAGTAATTAGCTTCCACCCAGTTGAGTTGGCTACTAAATCTTGAAAGGTCTCGTAGTCATTAGGGTATCGTAAAAGCTCGGTAAGTCTGTCAACATAAATAGGCTCTAAGGCTTTTTTCTTATAGCCCATTGCCTTTTGGAAGTCCTCAGTAGAGATGTCTTTCTTTCTCATCAATCCCTGATAAGATTTAAAGGCAGCCTCATCGACTACCTTGTAAGTTGTCCAATCGGGCAACTTTACCTTATCAGTTATGAGAGTTATTGTAGAATAAAGAATGTCATTAACTTGGTAGCCATCCCGAATGTAGTTGGTACGGTTGTCAGTTATACCGACAAAAGTGCCTCCAGTTACCTGATAGGAGGCAAAGGGCTGACCTACCGGCATCATCGGCACTGCCTTCTTTGTTAACGCATTCCACGCATCTTGTATTCTGCCCATTGTATTTCTTTACCAAGCCATTACTTCAAACTTAGGCTTGTTTAGTTTCGGGTACATTGCATACCGCATCGCATCGCATAAGTGATCCCACATCTTGACTGGCTGCTCATCTGAATGAACCTTGCCATCTTTGTCAACCTTCCACTTGTAGGACCTAATCTCTTTAATTAGGTTTATAGACTCAGGTGTTACTATCAATGGCTGGCTTTTGACCTTTTGGATGCCAGCATAGACATCCTTCTCGGCAGGCTTGGCATTGTACCCAGCCCGCACCAACTCCTCGATAGTCTTAGGCTCGGCAGCATCACAGTAAATCTCATCTGACCTCCTGATGTTTAAGAGCTTTAACCTTTCTATCAAATCAGTGGTTGTTAGCTTGGTCTCATAAAGCAACTCCTTGACAAATGTCTGGCTTTCGTGAAAGCCGACCTTGACTAAGGCTGTTGGCACTGAGTAACCAAAGTCCAGACCATAAACGGTCTCGCAATCCTCTGGGAACTGACCTTGCCTCCAATGGGTGTAAATAATCTCTGATGACTTACCCCTCTCTCCCAACCCAAAGACTTTCCAGAGATTCTCATCTGCATCTTTCAGACTCTCAATCTCTGCAATCTGCTCACTTGGCAAGAATGGATTGTCTTTGTATGTCGAGTGAATTAGGATATTGCTTTCTCTATCCGAGACATCATAAACCCAGCTCATCTCATCTACCGGGTTAAAGTCCAAAAAGATGGTTTGCTTGGTTCTTAGGGCTAACTGCTGATAAATCGAATGGGGCAATAAATTAGCCTCATTTATGTACAGTATATCCCTGCCCGGTCCTCTAACCTTACCAGAGTCCTCAGCCCCAAAGAACTCAATATATGAGCCATTTGGATAGTGATAGACATTGTCGGTTTTGTTAAAGTTGTCATCAGAGTATAACCCAGCATCCTCTAATATCTTTAGGATGTCTCTCCTTGCCCCTCTTTTAAGATGGGGTAGAGATGGGCTTACCACTGAGATAGTTACCTTTTCCTTATGCGGTATGTAAAGAGCTAATAGTTGACTAATTGAGTAGGTCTTGCCAGATCGGGTAGAGCCTTGATTAGCAATTACCCTGTACTGTTTAGCCTGATAGGCCTGCAAATTCCTTTCAAAGACACTCGTGTATCTTATCTCAACTTGTCTCATTGGCTGGCTTGAATACTATGTTAATGCCTCCATCAACCTTAATATCTTGCTCGCCTTTTTCTTTCTGACCGAGTCTTTGCTTACCTAACCAGATAAGCATTGCTCTGTCTTTATCTTTAATAGCTGCATCGAATTGAACCTTGCGTAAAAGGCTCTCTCCTGATGCCTGCTTTTCTTGCTTAAATGCCACAAAATCTATACCCAAATCCGACTTACATCGTTGATACAGAGTGTTTTCGTGGATGCCTAACTGAGCTGCAACTTCTACCCCAGAGCAACCTGCCATGAGGTATTCGCCTACAAAATCCCAGTCTATTGTGGTGAGTGATGACATTACTTCTTTTGCTTGGCTCTTTTAGGTAACTTTTTTCCTTTAGAGGCTTTATTCCATTCCTCTACATTAACTCCTTGCTTTTCGAGCTTTTTCTTGTTAATGTTAAAGAATGCTGCTTGGGCTCTGCTTTTGTAGGGCATTACTTTTTCTTTTTTCTTTTCTTACAACCGCAAGCCATTACTTACCTATTTTACCGCATTTCCAGAGGACCTTTCTGCTCCAGTAGTTGGCACTCAGTTTGGTATCTGTACCCTTTATGCCGCCTGATCTTTCGCAATAAGACTTCCTTCTGGTCTTTGATTTGTGCTGGGTAAAGTCTTTCATATAGCTGTCTCCGAAGTGGATTATCTTCTCTACCCCATTCTCACAAGCCTTAACCACTTTCTTTTTGCCTGATAACCAACTTTTCATTGGCTTGTTACAGGGCATCTCGGATTTAGGTATTCTCTTTATCATACAAAAAAGCCCTCAGCCCCGAAGGAATGAAGGCTCGTTGTTTTTTTACCCTTTATTCACTCCCTAATATACTAAATATTTAGCACTTAGACAAATATAAGGGTTAAAACTTATACACATCTTCAGTTGTCAAGGATTACTTGACAATTCCCAATTTGACAAAATGCGTATTAGTTCCAGCATTATGCCTTGCCCACCGAGTGTTTGTAATGGATGTACCCCATCCAGACACTTGACCTCTAAGGAGGCATCTGCTGGACAGAATAAGTGTTTTGCCTTACAAAGCATAGGTATATCCCATGCTGAGTCTCCTATGGCTATTTGATAGTCAAAAGGGATAGTTTCTTTATTTCTTATTATATGTAACTCAGCTCCAGACCTTTTAAGGTATTGCTCTGCACCCGGCCAAGAGGAGGCAGTTACTAAGTGAACCTGATACCCCATAGATATGAGCTCTTTTATGGCTCCTATGTCCTTGTTATTGAATGACTTAATAATATTGCCTTTATGATCAACCCAGATTTTTCCATCTGTCAGGCATCCATCTATATCGCAACAAATTACCATGTTTCACTTTTTTATGATCCAATAATACCAATCTCTGCCCAGTAGGTTGACCGTAGAGAATTTATGAGCAGGCCAAGCAATGATAGTCTGGGAGTTTTTGCCTAAAATAACCATGCAGCCATAGTCATCTAAAGATATATCCCACTGATGGAAGCCTTGCCAGTTCTCATGTGTGGCCTCATTGAAAAACCCTTGCACTATCAGATACCCTCCTGGCTTGACCGCTTGTAAAAGGTAGTCTAAAGCCTTTCTGGGTTCTTGGGTGTGGTCTAAGGCATTTGAGATGTGTACTATGTCAAACTCATTCTTAAAGTTTAACTCCTCGGCTGGTATTGGTAGTGGGGCTTTTAGTTTGTGTCTCTCAAAGTCAAAGACCAGCTTATAAAGGTCTCCTAAAGGATCGCAAGGGGTTACATTGACTAATCCATTAAGAATTGAGCAAACCCCTGATCCCACATCTAAGACTGTTTCATGTGGAACACTTTTGATAAAGTCTGCTACCTCTTGGTTTAATTCTGGGGTCTTGCCCTTACCTACCCAACCATTTAAGAATCGGTCGGTTTTTACAAAGCCTTGCCAGAAGTTAAGCTCATGGTAAATTCCATGTAGTTCTAAAGTTGTCATAGTTTTTATTTAGGCCAAAGTTTTTGTTGCCAGTCCTTACCGTATTTCTGGATCATGTGTCTCTGACTGATAGGGGTCCAGTAGTTCCTAAGTTGCTTTCTTAGTTGACCGATGGGATGCTCTTGTTTATTTCTTAAATAAGTGTGCTCTACTACCTGACCATGATGCACTCCTACCTTATTAGGCTTGACCCTATGACACCAATCCAAGTCCATGTAGTAATAAGGTAGCATCTCATCTAAGAGATTATCCCTAAATATTTCTGCATTGACCATTGGGGCAGTCCATTCTATAAATGGGGTCTCTTTAGGTTCGTTACCAATAGGCCATTGAAATTTGTGATCTGATGACCTCATTGCCGGATGGATGGCAGCCCAACCTTTCTCCTCGCAAGCCATTGCCAGCATATAAGGCATCTGAGGGCTAAAGGTAACATTTGAGACAAACCAGTAATAGTCGGCCTCTTTATTTATGATAGAATTATAAGCTCTTGACATATTGCCTACTCCATCTCTGCTGACAAGCTCATAAGGTAGGCCAGTGTCTTGAACACATTTTAGAGTCTGCAACCAATCCGGCTCCAAGTACTCTAATACGACTATTAATATTCTCATTTTAATGGTGTTAGGTGTGCGATTATATTGCCATCTTTAGTTTCTAAGTGCATTATAGCCCAATATTTGTCTGTGTAACCAAATTTAGGAGCCTCAGATAAAGTAAAGTAATTTATAAAGGTATGCTTCCGATAACATCTTATGTGTGTAGGATCAGCAAATTGGAGGTCAACATTTGCCCCGGCTTCGGGAGTTTCTATGTATAGGGCTCCACCTTTTTTTAATATTCTCCAGCTCTCATTCATAAAGTCCAATAAACTATTAAGATGCTCTACCACATGAATAGCTGCTATCTCAGTCATTTGGTCATTTTTGAATGGCCAAGGTATATTATTTAGGTCATGCACTACATCGACATTATCAAACTTGCGACAATCCAAAAAAATGTCATTCTCTCTTTTAGGCCATTTCGGACCGCATCCAACTATAAGCTGCATATAATATTATTTATCTTAGTCATCCAGTAATCCCAAGTGTAGGTTTGTACATAGTTTCGAATATTATCAGCTCTTTCTTGTAACTGATGTGGGTGGTTTATTGCAAACATTGTTGAGTCAAATATCTTGTCATACGAGTAACCAGTCTTAAAGCTATTAGTTTCGTTAAGGTCATCATCTCCCTCAATTATTCCCCTAATTGTTATAGTTCCTTTTGTGCCAGCTTCTAAAGGGGCTGTGGACCTTGCATCATATTTGGTAGCCTTAATCATTATTGTAGCTTCCTCATATAGCCTATTCATTGTATCTAGGTCTGGCTTTACTACATATTCTGAGTAGATATTGTCTTTAGCCTGATGCAAACCAAAGCCTTTTATTGTCCATCCTTTCTCTCTTAGGTTTTTGGCCACTTGCACTGCTATCTTTTCTGTGTCTTTAGCCATGTTAGTAGGCTCAGGCGATTCTAATAAAGCTATCTTTCCCTCTTTGGGTTTATGGCTTATCGGGAAGTCATTTAGATTTACTCCATTACCTACATAAAATGTCGGTGCTGTTCTTTTATATGTGTTTTGTAAAATCCTAATATTCCACTGGCTTATAGAGATAAGAGGATATTTGGTAGAGTATAGAGTAAAGCAACTATCAAAAAATGCCTTGTTAGTGATGTTAAAGAGATGCTCCAACATCTGCAAAAAGACTACTTTCTTATAAGGCTTGTCTTTACTTAATAGGCTTGCCCCATGTGGGCTGGTTACTATTAGCAAATCAGAATTTGCCAATAGATTAGTAGTATTTACAATCTTACAAGTTATAGTCATCCAGTCGCATCTTACTGGACCGGCTTGGTTGTAAAGTATAACCTTATGCCCAAAGCCTTCTAACCTGTTAGCCCACTCATTGATGACTCTGATGCCTCCATGTCGGCTATTGATGTTTGGGCTTTGGATAAAGATTCTCATTTCTCGTATTGTGATTTTCTTGGGTATAGTTTCTCCATAAGTATCTTAAAGTCAGCATTGACCGCATAGGACCCTATACTAAAGAATGTCCGGGCATGGAGCTTGCCATACCATTGATTTAGGCTGTACTGCTGATTGAGTTTTAGGTCTGCCATGTACTCAAAGCCACCATCCTGAGTCCGAGTATAGGCAGTTTTAATAACGTACTCTTTTGACCAGTCTATATTTAAGAGCTTGGCAAATTCATGTTTATTGTAAACGATGGGCACATGAATATCTGTATAAAGGTCATTGACTTTAGGCAGAGCCATTGTGTTTGCAACAGCCTTTTTATAAAGTCCGACAGCCTTTTGAAAGTATTGTACCGTAGTGCCATCATACCAATACTTAAAATCTGTAACTTTTAGGTCTTTAAGTAAGAAGTGGTCATCATTCCAAAAAATAAAGTCATCCCCATTACACATCTCGCACCCAGTCAGTATCTTTTGAAAGATGCTAAAATTCTTGCGGCCCGGCTTATCTGGGATGTCGTAGTAGTCGACATTCTTTATCCATTTAGGCTTTTCGCCTATTAGTAGAATGCGGCCAGAGTGCCCTTTAAGATACGATTCAATCGATCTTAGGGCATACCTCAGCTCGTTGTCCATCCACCGGCTGCCAG